CCGGAACTTCGGACACTGCCCCCCCAGACACTCGAAAGAGTCTGGGTTATCAGGCCGAATAGCGCTTAGGTGCGCACATCTATTTCTTCGCTTCCCCGACACATTTCTGTACGGGGTTAGCAACTTTGAGTTCTCAGAGGAACATGTTGACTACACGTTACCTCTGCGGTGGAGAACCTGCTCCACTCGCGAGTATCTCATTAGGTTAATAGATGGAATAATCTCTTGCTTAGCAAGACGGCGAAGTGCCCGCCACAAGTGTACCACACGAGTGGAAGTCGATAACTGATCGGTTTCCCGTTCAGCTATCTCGAAAGCAGAGGGGAAGGACGCGAGTCCATCCTCCACTTCGAACACTTCCCGCCAGGCTGTATCTAGATTATCCCACGTAGGTGGGTGGATCGGATGCAGTACCTGCAACGTCGCATCCACTTTCTCAAACCTGTTCCTCATCCCGTTGAAGAAAGGATACTGAACCCATTCGCGGAAGAATTCATTCCACAGAGGTCGTTGGACCTCCATATCAAAGAATTCCGCCGTAGAGCCCGAGAAGAAGAGCTTTCGCTCTTTCCGCCCAGGCCTCGGATCCTCAGCGGTCGGTGTATGTTTCTTCCAAAAATGGATGTCCACATACTGTACCGTACTTAAGAGACCCAACAGGAACGTAAACTTCGACGCACGGAACAGAACGGCCCGACTAACTTGCTCCCAGAGACGCCTTGCGACGTTCCAGGTGGCCTCACCTCCTAAGTTAGCCTCACCGCCCGGAGCCACAGAACATAGCCACGCCTCAATAGGCATTGACCATATCCCGCCCGGACGGTGTAAGAAAGCGATTAGGTTGCTGAGACGGTTCCCTAGACCCAACCCGACTGGCAATCGAGCCAGGTTTCGGTAGCCGAACCCCGCGAAGCGTGCTACGGCCGAGAGCCGGATCTCTCCGAATCTCTTGCACTTTAGGACCAGTTGCTCTAAAGCGCCTACATTACGTAGACCCACTAGCATTTCTGCTAGTGATACTGGGCTAACTTCCCGTCCTCGGATCCAAGTTCGTTTTGCGAACTCAAGAGAAGAAGTGACAGATACCAAGCTCTTGGCTAAGCTGATATCCACCCCTATCTCCCCCATGACCCGAAGATACTTCGCGGCTACGGCGCGGTCAGCGATGACCACGTCGTCTCCAAGTACAGCATAATCCAAGAACCAACCGGGTTCCTCTGGATAGGCTTTCGAAGCCGCGTATTGTACAAGTGCATGATGCGTCAGCGCGAGCATAGCCCACGAAGACAGAGCACCCATAGGCTGGCCGACAGCGTAGGTTACGCTATCGACTCCCAGGTTGTAGCTTCTCGCTATCCTAGGCAGTCTGTAAGGTCGGGAGACCAGCAGCTGAGCCCACAGGGCCGTTAGCTCGGTACCCAGAAGCGGCTCCAATAGATCCGTTTGCAACAGCAACGGCAGTCTATCGGTAGCAGCTGACAAATCGAAGGAGGCTACAAAGCGCCTCTCATCTCCTCCGAATCGCTCAATCAAGCGGTCCACGGGCGCAACTTGATCGAACGTTCCGTCAGTTACGACTTTTCGTAACTTCGAGAATATCCACTGGTGTAAAGGGGTCACCAGCGCCTGAGTAAGGAGCGACACCATGGCGAACACTCGGATCTTACCGGGTTCATGCTTGAAGCCAAGCCGCCCGAAAGACAGCGGTTTTCCCCAGTAGTACGTCAGGTACCAAGCCAGTTTCTCGCTTGCGCAAGATTCCGGCCCGGCATCCCACAGAGCCGCCTGGGTAGGCGGACCCTGCATGGCGTACCAAAGAGGAGAAACATGTCCTCCCTCCATGAGTATTGGAGGCTTCGCTCTGAACTCTAACCAGGCTCTATGAGCTTTGGCTTCGAGAACAGCCCAAAGTTTCTTCAATACCCACGTCAATTCAATCCCATCCACGAGTACAAGCCAGCGAACCAACGCTGACTTCATCTCAGGACATGCGCCGTAAACGGCGACGTCCCACGGGAGCCCCATTACTGCGGCCCACCCCCCCGAGTTCGGGGAGGCTTTCCGAATAAATGGAATTGAACGCGGGTCCAGCTTCATAGCAGGATCCAACTTCAGGTCGTCCTTGGTGGTGAGCCGCTGACGCCGATAGAAGTCCGGTACCCACGTCTTCCAACCCTCACGGAAAC